TATTATATTTTTCAAGTGACCAATCAGAAGGAAATACAAATCGTACAAACTTGTCACGATAAGTTTTATCTTTTAAAAATTGTACTTCTGGATCTTTCGATGTGTCTTGAAACCAGAGTATCTTTGGTTTATCTTCGTATTCACGAACTCTCGAAAGAATGACCTGAAAGTAGTCCCAGAGGTCATCAGGCACCCTCTCCTTGATTCTTTGATAAATTAACTCACTTCCACCCTTTGCATTCTTTGATTGTTCAACCACATCCCCTTCAGGTGGTGGTGGAAGTCCTTGTTCTTTTCTTTTCCGAATTTCTTTTATTTTAGAATCATCAAACTTCATCATGCTCATGATGATTCTCCAATCTTATCAAGAGCCTCTATTCTTTCAAGTGCTTCAAGGGATTCATTATTTTCTTCTGTAGGTGGTTCTGGTTTCTCTTTTCCAAAGAACTTTAGAACCGCCTGTAAAATTTTATCAAACATATTTTATTTCCATTGTATTATTATAACAAATCATTTAACAAATGTCAAGTTTTTTCTTAAAAAAGTTTACCCTGTTCGATGCCATGTAACTTATATTGAAGTTTTCCATCATGAAACACTTCAACATCATCACCATCTAATTGTTTAATTACTGCTTCGTTATCTGCATCTATTTTATTAAATTTCAATATTTGTCCATTTTTTGTTTCAACTAGATAAGGGTTTTGCTCATTGGGGGTTCGCATAACTGTTCCTTTAAGTGAAATCCTGTCTTACAAATGTAAAATGAATCTACAATGTCAGATACAGGGTTAGAAATTTTGGTTGATTTTGGAGACAACTGGCTCTTTAAATCAACATGTGATTCTGACAAAAACGTTTCATACATTAATTCTTTATTGGCATTTCCTTTTCCTGTGGCGTGTTTTTTAATTACTGTGGGGGGAATCGTGGTATATTTGAATCCGGCTTCTTTGAGTTGTTTTTTGAGTATTCCAGTATTCTCTCCAATATTGAAAACTCTTCCTGTCGCTGCAAATGCATAATCTTCCAAGTAAACTTTACTCACTCTTCCATCGTGCCACCGAATGCATTCAATAGTCCAAGATGCAAGTTTACTAAATCTTTCAATGTCATCCGTATATTCTGGATAGTCATATGCAAATATCTTACTTAATGATTTATGTGACTTGTTTTGTTTCAAAAAATGAAACTTACAATTTTCAAATTTTATCTCATTATCAATTATTTCTGCTACACATACTGCAGGCGATGTTAGTGAATAATCAATTCCTGCGACAAATTCAATCTTCTTCAAAAAATTCGTCATAATAAGGGGCCATTAGTATTCCACAAAAAGCACAATGAAATGCATGTTCTTCCTGTCTGGTTCGTATGTCATCTGAATCGTATATCATGGTATATTTCACATTACAATTATTACATTCTACATCCAATTCAACTTCCATGTTTCTCCAATTAAAGGTCTACAATCTCACATCCATTTTCTGCTGAACAGGCAAGTTCTTGTGATGCTACCGTATAATCTTGCTGTTCATAATTAGACAATTTTGACCAATCTACCTTCTTTGGTATTTTGACCAACAATTCATTATATTCTTTTTTAGTACAATCTTGATACGGCGCTTGTCTATATGTATGTTCACTAAAAGGTAAGAATGAAATACCACTAATTGAATCGAAATTATTCCACACCCATGCACCAACATCAAACCATTCGTGTTCTTTAACAGAAACCGTAATAGATGGTTTATGTTCACACCAATGTTGTTGATATATAGTCCAAAGTTGTAATTGTTCAATTGCAGTCATATCTTTACGACAAATTGCACCTTTAGGGCTTTCCATTGGAAAAGAAAAAACAGTTGTGTGTTCTGGTTTGGTTACATCTGGTTCGTTTGGAAAATTCGCCCCTTTCATCATTTTACAAAGAGGATCTTTGTTGTCCGCTCTTACAGTTCTGATATAATAAGGATTATGCCTGGCATGAATACCAGAAGCACTATCAACAAGCTGACTAACAGTACCAGAAGGTTTGACACATGTAATGGCTGCAGATCTTTTGATTCCAAGTTTGTCTGCCCATTCTCTATTTGTTTCGACTGCAATTTTTCTGAGATCATCTAGTAACTCCTCTAATCCCTTTTTTCTACCATTAGTTAATGGATTGTCTAAAATGCCGGTAAGTGAAACACCAAGAAGTCGTTCTTCTGAACAATTTCTTTCCCACTCTTTGGTAAGGTATCTGAAGTTGGTAAGAGTGGATTGGAATGTGCCAAGGATTGTTGCAGATCGGACTTTCTTTTTAAGAGATTCAACATCGTCATGTCTTCTGACAACGCACTCACTAAGGTTGCAGAACTCTCTGCTTCTAAGTATAATCTCGCTACAGGGGTTAGTTCCAAAATCATCTCTAGGTTCTCTTCGTTTAACATATCCTCCGTTATCATCTTTTTCCCTTTCATTTAATAATGCTACTTGATTTTTTGCTGACACACCATTGTATACACCACGCTCTCCTGACTTTGAATCATAGAGAGATAACCATTCTCGCATGTAAGTCCCAACATCGGGCCGTTCTTTATAATTAACTGAATTGTTTGCTAGTGCCCGTTGTACATTAAGTTTATACCATTCTCCGTGTTTTGCAAATCTCATTTCTCTATCATTGAGATCTGAAAGACTAATAAGAGCACTTCTACGAACACCTCCCACTACAACTATTTCTGCAATTTTGCAAACAATATCATGACATTCGATGGGTTTGAGTTTTCTCCCTGCCGAATCTTGAAATATTCTTGATGCAAAATGAAACAAATCATCTAGTGGTTGTGGGCCAGAAGCCCTTCCACCAAATGTTTTTAATGGTTCTCCTGCTCCACGAACTTTTGAAAGATCCCATTTTGGAATCTGACCTGTCCACAACAAACTCAAAAGTTCCTTGAATGCTTTTGCCCATCCAAGTTTTGAATCTGCAACAACAATTGTCGTATCGGTTGGATGGAATTCTTCTGCAACTAATGGTAAATGATTTACGTGTTCTGCTTCTACACTAAATCCAACACCAGTTCCATTCATGAGAACATAAAGTATTTCATCAAAAGAACGTGGAGTATCAATTTTTACGTAAGAACAATTATAACCAGCGACATTCTCTTTTCTGAGTGCATCTCCAGCAGTCATCAAACATCGCATAGAAGGCATAACATTTAATGCTAACACATCTTCTCTCAATTCCTCAACCAATCCATTTCCGAAATCATAATCACATGTTTCTTTAAGATGTTCTTGAAAAAAAGTAAAATAACGATCTACTGTTTCTCCCCATGTTTCTCTTCGTTTTTTATCATAATCCCATCGTGCATACCGTGAAAGATGAATGAATTGTTGGTATTGACTAGGTAAGACGGCGGAATTGGTGGGGTTCATTTTTTTCTCCAAGAGGCGAGTTCAGTTTTTGCTAACAGACCATTGTACGTGTTCGTATTTATTATATCGATTAATCTTGATCCTTGAATACTAGCAAGAACCATATCGTTTAAATCTTTACAAGCAACTGAATATGGCCAGATGCAAATATTCCAACCATTTTCAATCACTTTTTCCATCCTGGCAATGATTTCTTTATTTCTAGGTTCATTGTCAAAGACCATCGTTCCTGTATGATTATCCAATGCACTTGAAATCTCAACTTGTGATTTCAAATTTACATCTGATCCTGCCATTGCGATACAATTCGGCAGAAACATTGAATCAAACGGGCCTTCAACTACATAAAATTGTTTCTCCAAATCCAGGCGATCCAATCCGAATATTTTAGGAGAATCTTCGTCCATCTTAATCGTGATGTAACGAAGCAAAGTGTTTGTAAACGCTCGTCCTTGAAACGTAATGAGTTGTTTATTTTTGTCAAAGAAAGGAATTATTATTCGTTGTTCTCTTTCATTCAAATCATACTCACGTTTTGTTATCTTTTTAACAAAACCTTTAAAGTCCTCTGTATAATATAGGTAACTCAAAAATTGAGGTGGGATTGCACGATTGATGAGATACTTCTTTGCGAAATGTTGATCATCAAGATCACTAATTCGGGGAAGATTTATCTTGGTATGGAATACTGGTTTCTTATGTTTAAATACTGGATTTTCTGTATTTTGGCCTTTTCCAGTTACACCCTCTTTGTATCTTTCTAGGACATATTGTTTGTGTAATTCACCATCAAGTTTTTTGAGAAAATTAGAAAAAGTATTACCCTGCCCACAATTATGACAACGATAAAAAAGGTCTGTCTTTTTTTGATAGAGATAACCTCTTGCTTTGGTTTTACTTTTTTGAGAATCACCACAAAAAGGACATCGGAAATTATACAACCCTTGTTGCTTACGCTTGAAAAAGGGAAGTCTAGATGAAACTAAATTTACGTATTTTGTGTCAATATAAGAAGGCATAACGAATTTCTATTTTGATTGTATTACTTATATTGTAACACATTCAAAACAAAATGTCAAGTTTAATTGTCTAAAAATTTGGGTATGATATTTGTTAATAACCATGCAATCGCTGTAGCAATACCAATGGTAATCCATCTCCAACGTTCTAGAGAGTCTACTTTTTTATACAACAATGATATATCAGATGATACTCTAGTTTCTGTTTTGTCAATCATTTCTGTACACTTGTCATGAAGATCACCAATTCGTGTATGAAGAATTTTTAATTCGTCTCGAACTTCATTATCACTTGTTTTATGCAACTCTTGTCCAGCCAACAAACGGCCAATATTTTCCGAAAGTGCATTAAGTTTACTGGAAGTATCACTTAACTTATTCATCAAAGCATCAAGTTCCTTAGTACGAAACTCATCCTTGATTTTTAAAGTTTGGATTTCAGTTTGAAGTTGATGGATAGATTCTTGTTCGGGCATGAGTTACCTCTGATGGTTTAACTTCCTTTATGAACTGTTTTGTAAAATAAGCAAAAGCTTTTGGTGCAAAAGTGTTTGTATGCACCGTCCACGATTCACCATTCAGTTCTGGATCGTGACCATCATTATGTATCTCTATTTTATTGTCTTCATCATCTGTGATTTTCCATGTAGACC